TAAAGCAGCAAGTATTCTTTGGGGTGACTACTGGGAATTGAACCCAGATAAGCGGAATCACAATCCACGACTTTACCATTAAGTTATAGTCACACCAAAAAACACTGGTAGGAGCACAGAGAATTGAACTCTGATTTGCTGGTTAAAAGCCAGCTACTTTACCATTAAGTTATACTCCCAAACAGATGAGCACTATCTCTACGCAATGCGCATTTGTTTGGCAGGGGATACAAGAATCGAACTTGTACTACTTGAGTCAAAGTCAAGTGTGCTACCACTACACCAACCCCCAACAGAATCCCGAATTGTAAAAGAACAATATTACTAGCACGATGGCTATAAAACAAAAAACCCTCTGGACTTTCATCTCAGAGGGTTTTGGGAAGTAGACTTGTTGTCTAATCTAGTTTCCAAAACCCTCACTATCAATCTCAAACGCATTATATCCAACTGATGTGCGTGCGCATGTCCAGCCACTTAATAGCGGGAGATGTTTCTGCGAGGATATATTTCTTAAGTTCATGATTGAATTCTACTACACCTTTGGTTATTTGTCAAACACTATCTGAAATGACCTTACAACTTGCAGGGTTTCTTTCAGACAGTAATCTATTTAGTCACTATCTTAGTTCATTATTGAATTAAAGTCAAGTATTTTATACTTTTTCAACTTTTATTTTACATTTCTCAAGAAAATCAATACCAAGTTCATCTCGATATGATTTTCTAAAGTAAACATTTTCTATTCCTGCACCATGAATCAACTTAGCGCAATGAATACAAGGAGCATGAGTACAGAATAAACTGGAGCCATAGCCTGATTCACCATCACGTGCGAGTTTGATAATAGCATTTGCTTCAGCATGGATAACCTCATCTTTCGTTACTGTTGTTACTGTGTCATCTGAATGTTGCACGATGTTTTCACATTCGTTTGTCCAACCAGATGGCATTCCATTATATCCAATTGAGATGATACGATTATCTTTTACAACAACCGCACCGACCTGCAATCTAACTGCACTGGACAACTGGGCGAATCTCTCCGCAGTGTCCATGAATGCATCAATCCACTTCTGTTTCATCGTAGTGTATATTGGTTAATAACTGCTCCAGGTTTCTTTAGTGCAGCTTCTCTCCGTTGTTTATACTCTTCATTGTCAACATCAAGTGGTGCTGCTGAGATAGATCGTGTAGCTGGTTGTTCATCTTCCAACTCTTGGAATTTGTCTTCACGATTTTTATTCTTACCTGCTGGCATAGTCAATCGTTTAGCATCTTCTGTTGCAATCTTAAACTGCACGTATGCACGATACACATCACCTTCTTTGAACACAGCGATGTTCTCTCGTTTGAACATACCAATGGCTTGCTTTACACGAACCTTTGACACACGATCGATCTCTCGTTCAACAGCCGAGCCAGATCCAGCAGTCTCAAGTGTAGACTCACGAGTAACAGAATCAATATCTGTCTTTAGTCTTGCAGCAAGTTGGGTCTTAGCACCGAGTGTTGCTTTGTCGATGGCAAACTGCATATCTTTCGATACATCAGTCGCAGTGACTACGATAAACTTCGTATCATCTGGATCTTTTGCAAGATACCACTGAGGAATGTTATCGAGTTTATTGGCTGGAATCTCAACTGTTTTGTTGGGCTCTGCCTTAAAGGTTGAACATCCAGATAAGGCTACCATAGATGCTACTGTACAAATCATAATATATTTCATTTCAAGTTCTCCGTTTAATAACAAAATTGTGGTAAACCACTCGCCTAGCATTTATAGGCACTGACGAAATCTGTCGATAAATCTCATCTCTCGTCATACTGCTACCAAAAGTAATCTTAACTTTGGTGAAGACTGCCATCAGGGTATCTTTGCTTTCAGGAGCATTAGACATTATGTCTGCTTGCCACCAGATACCATCAGGTAAAGTCAACTTACCATGTAAGAGATTACTCTTAATACCATCATAGGGATACATCATATGCATCTTGTCGTCGTATACACTAAACAAGTAAACATACATTGGCTCTCTAGTGATTACATCAAATGGGTATTTCTGCCCATCGTATGCAAAGTTACTGGCATTATCAATGTCTCCTGCCAGTGGTCTGCTTTGGTCAAGTTCAACCTTAACCTCAACAACACAAATATCTTTCTTCTGTTTTACTTTCTGACTTAGTACTTTCTTTAAAGTACCAGCAGATTCAATCTCAGTTTTCTTAACATATTCGCACTCAATGCCTTCTGCATTTCTTTCTCTGCAAATATGTTGCTTCTTTACTTCAAACTCTTTCTCAGCGTAGCGTTCAATGGCATCATTGACGGCAAGTGCCTTTGCTATATTACAATCACTTGATTCGCCTGTTCCAAACGAAACATCTGCGTAAGCATTGGTACAGAGCAACAACCATAATATAGCGAACTTCTTCACTTTATGCTTTCGAATCCTCAATGATTTTATCTAATGCTGCAGCTGCATCCCAGTGTTCTTCAATAAGACCTCGCCATTTAACAACTTCAACATCATCATCTTCCCAGCGACTCCAAGTCTTACCATCCCAGTTACAATACTGTGGATGTTCGTACTGTGTAGTTGTCACTTCGTAACGACCAACATGTGCAGGATTAGTTGCAACACCGAACCACTCTGTTCGTTCTAAGTCAGTCAGTTCTTCCTCTAACTGCTCTTCTTCGTATCTTTCTAGATCTTCAAGAGCATTGGTAAAGTCAAGAATGTCTTCAGGTAAGTCTTCAATTGAAGCACGATCTGTCCAGTCCAACTCAAAGTCTTCGTTAAAGCCATCATCAAAACGACCTGCAAATCCCATTCCAGGTTCATGATACATTGCACGAACAGACCAACCTTCTGTCTCCATGTATTCATACAGCGCAATTGGAGGAGACCAAGCAGAGTCAAAGTGCATAACAATGGTGTTGTCATCTTCTCGTTCCCAATCCATCATGGAAACATCCCACTTACAACCCCAGTTTTCGCATGACCAACCATAGTCCCACTCACCAGTAGGATTAGGTCGTAAATAGTTAAATGGTTGAGCATCTTCTTTAAGCAACTCTTGCTCAAGACCATCAATCACTTCTTTATTATCGTGGTGCACTGTTGCACTGTTATAACACCAATTCGGCATAATTCACTCCATTCATAATGTTCGGTTAATCTATTATACTACATTCAATGTTGCATGTCAAGCATTATTTTGTTGCAGTCTTTTCTTTCCACTGAGTAATTGCAGGAATGATACCTGCATCAGATACAAGTTTCCATGTAATCTTTGGATACATCTTCTGCAACTTCTGGTCTTTAACTGCAATAAGAATTGCAGCCTCAGTAGGATGGATACCTTCCAACAATCCAATGAACAGAGATTCTCTCTTAATTGGCTTTAAGTCTTGACGCATGAACACATACATTTTCTTTGCTTCAAGAAATAAGTTTGTGTCACACATTCCAACTGGTTGGTCAGCAGGTTTGAAAGGTGGTTCTCCCTCTGGAAGAAGCATCTTGTGGGATGGTAAGAAGTTATGTGCAAACAATACCTTCAGTAGAAATTCATCTTTGTGTTTTGTGATTGTCTTAGGATCATCATTGATCTCTTTAAGAATCTCGGTCAAATATTGTTTCATTAAAAATCCTCTAGTTCGTCTAATAGTAAACGGCAACGATGCTCAATCAAATAATTCATGATAGTCATCTTATCACCACTCGGTTGTGTATTTATGTATGCCTTAACGATATCTTCTGAAACATCTGGTGGGATAAAATCAAAGTCAACAAGAGTCACATTGCGTTGCCAGTTGCGTCGTTCTTCGTCATTCTTACAAGCAATGAATCCATTCTCAAAGAACTCTTGAAGTCGCTTAGCACTCATTGGCTTTTGTCGTTCACCTTTCATGAACACATCGTCTTTACTCAGGATGTTTGGCACTCCATCACCAGTATCTCCCTTAACAATATGCTCAATCTTATGCTCAATGATTTCTTTCTGAGTTGCAGTGATATATTTCTTCTGCATTGGAGACCATTGCTTTACATTCTGAAACAACTGCAACTGTTTGAAGTCTTTATCAGAAGACAGAATCAATACCTTCTGTGGCTCTTCCACTAATCCTTGTTGAACTAGAAGATTGTCTTGCAGATACTTTGTCATCACTGCGATGATATCGTCTGCTTCGGCACGATCCACATGGATTACTCGATATGGAAAATACGTGGCAAGATCAGTACGCATCTCTGATAATGTATCAAAGATCAACTTCCAATCAAGATCTGACTTGTCACGATTGCTCTTACGCATACCTTTGTAGAACTCGAAGAATTCTTTGCGCCAGTATTTACGACCATCGCAACAGATGACCAACTCTCCATAATCTTTACCATACTTCTTCTTGTATGATTTGAGGGTGGACAAAGTCACATGACGAATAAGATTCTTCACTTCGGACTCTGTCCCCTTCAACTCACGCTGGAAGGTAAGGATGGCTGCAAGTGCCACCTGACTATAATCAACTAATATCATATTAAAATGCTCCCAGCAAAATACATTCTTCATTGACACGACCATTCGGTACAGTTACCGTAGTGGTTAATGGTTTCATTGCACCATTCAATGGTCGCTT